TTTTACGCGAAGTAAAAGGACTGGAATTTGAGAAAAAACTCAAATTCCAGTCCTTTTTTAGTTTGAGAGGGTGGTTTTGTCCCAGCCTCTTTTTTCTTTTACCGTCAGCTATCTTATGACCAGCAGCGGGCCTGGCTGCCCAGCCACCGCATTTGAAGGAGCAACGCGACGAGCAAATGCGATTGTGGCGAGGCGTATCGACGAGCTGATGTAATCAGCTTGTCGATTGAGGATAGAATCTACGATTATGCAGTAAAGTCGGCAGCGGGGGCTTCGTAATGAAGTATTGCTGCAGGGAGCATTTTTGGAGGGATAGATAGCCATGCTTGAAGGAGCAAAGTGATGCACAAGCATGGATTAAGCTTTCTACCTTATTTTCTCTATTCGCGAGAGTATATCGTTTCAGTCAACAGCAATTTTCCTGTGCCCAAAGGGCACGACGCAAATTTCGCATGGAGCCAGTACGAAACTGCGGTAAAATTTGTCAGAGAGTAACATTTTGTTACGTACCCTTGTTTCTATGGTTCCAAATGCTCATTCGTTAAAATTGCTATTCCCTACACGATATACCTCTCGCTCAATTTACCAGAGTTCTATGTGTGACAGCCAATCAGCATCGCCCTGCGTACTCACTTCTTGGATACGCACGCAAGAATGCAACACTTCGATGATTCCGGACACTTATTCGCTGAAATTGCTCTTCCTTGCACGATATATCTCTCGCTCAGTTTACTATGATAACAGCCATCTTACATATTATTAATACTTTGTCAACAGCGTCAAAATTGCATCTGTCGACGTTTAAGGCTATTTGTGTTATAATATAGAGCATTGTAAATAAAAACCGCTAAACCCTAGTATTAATGGGATTTAGCGGTTCTTTTTTTATTGATTGAGTTCAAAATGAGTTCCAAAAATTAAAATTCGCTATTTTGGGGCAAGTTATCCACAGTTATGCTCTCTAATTTGTCGACAGCTTTTCTATTAGCTTCAGGCATCATGTGAGCATAAAATTTGAAGGTTGTGTTTGTATCTGCGTGACCAATCTGTTCAGCGACTGCCAAAATATCTCCGGTAGCTGCGTAAAGCATTGAAGCATAGCTGTGCCGGAGAATGTGAGGACTAATTCTTGGCAAGCCTAACTTAGTACAGTGATATTGCATATATGTTCTGATAGCCGACGGTTTTATGCCATCAAAGATATAATCTTCTGGTTTAGCCTTATAAAGCGTGCCTATGTAGTCTATGATTTGATTATAGAGGTATTTCGGTATTTCAACATCACGCACGGAGCTTCTTGTTTTTGGTGTGCTAATGACAAATTCATCTTTATTGTGTATCCTCATCAGTGATTTATTAACATGAATTTTATAGGGCGATATATCCTCGATTTTTAGAGCCATAACTTCACCTATGCGCAAGCCTGCCCAAAAGATGATATTGAACAGTACTCTATGTGAAGCTATCTTAATATCGTCATAGAAAATCTTATACTGTTCTACTGTCCATAATTTCGCACGTGTATCGTTGGAATATGGCTTTACCCTGTCAGTAAGAGTGACAGGGTTATTTTTTGTCCCGCAATTTCTTTTAGAGAATTCAAAGACCTGGCTTAATTCTGAACGTATCTGATTTAGCAGTCTGCTTGAGAGCCGTTCTTTTTTTGATTTCTCATTTTGAATGGCAAGCCAGCGCATAACTTGAAGCGGAGTAACCTTGTCGACGTTCATATTCTCAAAGAAAGGGAGGACATAATATTTTAATGCCTGGTTTTTCTTGTCGACAGTCGACTGCTTTAATTCTCCTAGCTTCAATTTGCTGTCCAGCTCTTGCTGGTATGCTGGAATAACTTCGCTAAATTTCGGATCATGTGTATGAGTTTTGTTTCTCATGTCGCTTTCGTATTTTTCAGCATCACGCTTTTTATCAAAACCTCTTTTGGTTGTATGTTTTCTTACGCCTTGCCAATCTTTATACCAAAAAGCGCAGTCCCATTTTCCTGTTTTCGGATTTTTTGTTACTGTCATGTTTCGCAGCTCCTTTCATGTAATTTTTTGCCAAAAACGCTAAAAAATCTCTTTAGTATTTAGCTTATAAGCGACTTTTCAAGGCTTCTACTTATATTTATATTAGTAAAAATTAAATGCTCATATAAGCTAAATATGAAGCTCTGATAATAATTTTAATTTATAAAAATAGTGATATAAACTGTATAAAAACACTGGCTTGAAAAGCAACCTGGAATTTAATGTTCAGACTGTTTTTCAAGCCTTTTTTATTTTAAAAAGCACAAAAGCAGGCTTTAAGCCTGCTAGTGATTTTTTAACAGGCTAGGGAAGTAGTCTGTTACTGAATTCGCCTTATTGTTTTTGGTTACAAGCATCTTTGATTCCCAATGATTACGCTTGTAAGCTGTTTGCCGTCTGGCGTGTATTTGAGTTGGAAGCTTTGACGAACAGTATTGCCGAAACCGTTCTTGGATTCTACCCACGATTGGACAATAATTTCTTTTGGATTTTTTGCTGCTTTCCAATCACTGTACCAACCAAATTCAGCACTGTCCGGGTATTTTAAAAATCGTTTTACATCTTCTCGCGCAAACGTGAGCAAATCCGATTCATGTTCAATGACAAAATCATATTTGCCTAAAACTGCTTTTCCGTCTACAAACATATCATAATTATCATGACGAATAGCAGTTATCTTGTTGTCTGTGAGATAGATGATAACATTTACAATGCCGTCATCTGCGCAACGATAACCTTTTGTTTTCTGATTGTCTTTATAGCCATCAAGCATTTCATCATGTTGAATTTTGAAGTTGTCGGAAAATCTCATATCTGTTATGAGGATTTTTTCTAAAGAATTTGCTGCTTCAACTGGCAGACCGGTAACATCGCTAATATTTTTAGAAAATCTATCTTGCTCGATTTTCTTTCCCTGGGACTGTTTAGTTGTATTTGAAGCAACGTTTAATGATGAACTATTGGAAGAGAAAGTTTGATAGCAAAAGAATAACGTGATTACGCTAAACAAAATCAATAGCTTCTTCTGCTTAGATCTTTCTTTTGCATCTGTAGCTCGAGAAAAATTCTTGTAGAAATTATAGGTAAACCATGCGAATATCAGTGTTAAATAATGTCCGCCAGTCATTCCAGCAGCACCAGCTACTGCTAAAACTCCGCATACGATTAATAGTCTTTGCCAGTTTTTCATTTTAGTGTCCATATTTCCTTTTGCAGTTGTTTAAATATTGTTTTTACACCAACTTTATCATTGAAAGAAAGCGCATTTTTATAAGCGTTGAGAGCTATTAGTTTATTTCCGCAGCGATATTGAATGTCGCCTATGCAACGATAAACGTTAGCTTTTTCTTTATCCATTAATACGTCTTGTAATGACCGTTGAAGTAAAGAAAGTACGTTGGAATAATCATTAATATTTGTAGAGTCTAAATTTTTAAGATGCTTTTTAGCTGCCATAAAAGCTTTTTTCCCTACGAGTGTAGATTCCGCAAAAACAGTGTACTTGTCCTCGTCCAAAAAAATTCCGCTAATACTGTATTTGTAACCTATATTATTTGATGACTTAATGGTGAAAATATTCTTGTCTGTGTCAAAGCTTACTATATTATCCGCATCCGCTATCGAAGGAAATGCAGCAGCTGTTGTAGTATCGTTCCTTAAATCAATGATAACAAGATTATTTGCAAGATAGCTTGGTCCATTACAAAGACTTACAGCTGCAAACAATCCGTTTTCCGAAAGAATAGATAGCATAATATTTAATGGAAATTCATTTTGATAAATCAATTCACCGTCCAAAAATTTTATTGTTATTCTTCCACATAAAGCATCCCTGTTTAGCCATTCCTCTAACAAGAAATATCCGTTGTCTGCGATGAAAGCTGTGTACAGATTTACACAACGGTGCCCACACGTTAGCAATCGCTCAGACTTGGCATCATATACATAATAATCATTTTGTCCCCACATTATTCTATAATGACCATTTGGCGAAAGTCTTGAATATAATAATATGGCTGCATAATGTTTGCCCCACTTTACAACGCGATTGTCAGTTAACAATTCCTGCTTTGTTTTGATTGGGTATTCTAGCACTTCGTACCGACTCCCTTCTATATATACGAAAAAGAGGACGGACATATGCGCCCTCTTATCGCTGTAGTTCTTCTACAAAATGGCTCCCTAAAGGAATCCCCCTAACATCAAGTTGAATCATTAAATCCGTGTTTTACGGTTTCAGCTTGTTTTCTTTGCAACCAGTTGGTTGGCAATTTCTATGCAGAGTAGCAGGAAATACACATGCTCTGTTGGTAATTGTCGAATCAGCTGTGCATACTCGTTAGTGGTATGACATCGACTTCGTTTTAACCTCCTTCCTTTAGATTGCAAGGTATTATGCCATGCTGGCGAAGGGGAAGTCAGGCCTTGCCTTTGCCTTGCAACAGCCCTTTTATAATTTGCTCGATAGCCATCTTTTGGGTGTCATCGAGCTTCTGAATCTGTTTAGCAATCTCAATAGCCTGTTCGTCGAGAAGCTGGGCATTGAGCTGCTGCTTTACTGCTTCGGTGTCTATGCCGAGGTCATGAGCTTGCTGCTTCGTTATACCTAAAGCATATTCAGTGTCATCATAAAAATATGCAACCGGAACATTAAAGTAATTAGCGATAGCTTGAATGGTTTTGGCTTGCGGTGTGTATTTGCCTTGCTTCCAATAAGTCAAGCTAGGTGCACTAATGCCTGTTTCTTTTGCTAATTTTGAAGCACTGATGCCGTGCTGTTTTAGCAGCAATGCAAGTTTTTCGTACATGTAAAATTCTCCTAAAAAATCCTAAAAAAAATTCATTAAACTACTTTACAAAAACACATTAAAGTAGTATAATAATTATAGTAAGTTAATACTTGAATTAAAGCACTTTAAAACAGTGCTTGTGTTAAACTACTTTAATACAATTCTATCACAGTAGATTATTTTATGCAAGGAAGGGAGCGAAAAATGTATAGTAAATTCGAGAAATTGATGCTTGAAAAGGGTTTGTCGGCTAATAGGATTGCTAAAGAGGCGGGAATTAACGCTCCGTCGCTTACCTATTGGAAACAAGGGAAATATACCCCTAGTTTAAAGACATTACAAAAACTTGCCGAATACTTCGGCGTAAGCGTTGATTACTTTTTAGAAGCGTAAAGGAGTGATGAAGAGATGTATAAATGTAAAGACTGGGTAGTTGTTTTTCAAAACTTGGAAACTGGCAAGGTAAAACTTGATACGTTTACTGAGAAAAATGAAACTGAAGCATGTAAATGCTTCAGGGCTTGCTATCGTCATGAAAATTACAGAATTTTGACGGTGGTAGAAAAACCGGAAATTGCTACAAAGGAGTAAAAAAGATGAAAAAGGTATTGCAAATCTGCGTATGCATTATCTTTGCATGGTGTTGTCTTAGCTTAGTTGGCGGATTTTCGGACAGCCAGGTGCAAAGGCATACAGTCACGCACATTGTACAAGAAGGCGAAACCATGTATGGAATCGCTGACAAGTATTTCCTGCTCAACAAAACAAGAATTTGCTTTGACGAGTTTTGGTACAACGTATCCGAAGATAATAAGCACCTGACCGCCAACCGCCGTTATCTCCAGCCTGGAGATGTAGTCACTGTTAATTACTACACAGTGAAAGAACAATGATGGCAGATTTATAACGATTGGTTAACTGCCATACTTGCATTATACCATAAAGGAGTTTTTTAAGATGTCTGAAACTCAAACTAATATCTACAAAACAGCTAGAGAATATGCAGGTTTGAACCGCATTAAGGCGGCAGAAAAACTAGGGATTTCTTCTAGCTGCTTGAAAGACTATGAGATTGACTGGCGGCAATGCCCTGATGTTATTGCACTGGCAATGTCAAAACTCTATCGTACACCGTGGTTACGTGTACAGCACTTGCAAAGAAATGTAGTGTTTTGCGACGTTTTTGGACTTATTCCTCCGGCTGATGATTTGGCGGTGAATATGTTAAGGGCGCAAAAAGAAGTCGGTGAAGTGGTTGAGTTGTTTCCGCAAATGGTAGCGAAAACAGTACAAAAAAAGCACCTCGGCGACAGTCTTTTAAAAGAATGCCGGGAAGGTGCACAGGCTTTGCTTGTGTTGATTGGTATTGAAGAAGAACAAAAAGAAAAGACCCCCCACGCTAATAGAGAGCCTTTAACCTATAAATAAAGTCGAAAGGAAATCGGTTTAAAAAATAGGTCATATATAGTATAGCATACGGAAAAGAGGTTGTCAAACATGGAAAGCAGATTCTACACAGCTAAAGACATTGCCAACCTTTTAGGCGTAGGCGTTGGAAAAGGCTACTCGCTTATAAGGGAATGGAACAAAGAGCTTCAGCAAAAAGGCTATACAACTGCACAAGGCAGAGTAGTTAAAGCCTATGCTGATTTAAAGCTTGGTTTTGGAATTCAAAAGGAGGATGTATATGGTAACTAATGAACAGGTCAACGCCGTGTTAGCTCGCAGCGGACTTAGCATGGAAGGATTCGAAGCTTTTAGAAAAAGAAAGCATGGTGAGCATAAGCAGACGAAAGAGAGCTGGTTGAAAGACTTTAAGACTTGCGCACATTGCGCCTTGGACGGCAAATGTAAGTATCAACACTTCGGATACCACCAGGAAAAACAGGCTGTGCGTGAAGGTGATGTATTAAGCTATAACGTTAACAGCTTGTCGGTAAATATGCAAACATATCCTAAAGTTGGCAGTTATCGTGAATGCTGTCACTGGGATGCTGAAACAACTCTTAAGCTTCATAGCAGACTTAAAGAGCTGGTTAAGGAAGGAAAGGTGATTTAAATGGAAATGAGCGAAAAAATCGACGCTTTGGCTGAAGCTTTAGCAAAGGCTCAGGGCGAAATGAAAAATGCTGTTAAAGGCTGTGACAATCCGTTTTTTAAAAGCAAATATGCGGATTTAGCGGAATGCCTGAACGTAGCACGTGAGCCGCTTAGCAAGAACGGCTTAAGCATATTCCAGGCTAACGAAGGAATTGTAGAAAGCAATAAGCTTGCTGTTACTACACTGATCATGCATAGCAGCGGTCAATTTATTAAGGTAACGAGCAGTTATCCTATTCAGAAGAATGATGCCCAGGGGTTCGGCAGTACGCTGACATATGCTAGAAGATATAGCCTTGCAGCGGCTCTTGGACTTGCGCAAGAGGACGATGACGGAAATTCAGCTTGTGAACCTGTTGAAAAAGGGCAGTATCAACCTAAAGAATCGAAGAAGGAGCAAAAGCCTAAAGCTCAACCGCAAGCTACCGGAGATAAATTCGTTAAGATTACACCGCAAGGGGATGTGATTGTAACCGTTGCTAGTGGCCACGATGAAAACGGCAGACCGCTTGCGGCATATAAAAACATTAAAGACCTGACCATTGAAGAGCTTGAAAAAATGATTACAATTCCTCAATACACGCTTGCGCACACTGCTATTAAGAACCTGCTTGAAGAAACGAGGCAGACTGCATGAGTAAGAAAAGCATATTGCAAAGCGAAAAGGAGTGCTTTATGTGTGGCACTACTCGCAACCTGGAGCGCCATCATGTGATATTCGAAGCAGCCGGGAGAAAGATTTCGGACAAGCTGGGTTTAACAATCTGGCTATGCTACGAACATCATAAAGGCAGGCTCGGACCTCATTTGGACAAGGAAACAGACTTGCGGTTAAGGCGATTTGCTCAGACCTGCTATGAAGATAAACATAGCCGGGACGAGTGGATAGAAAAAATAGGGAGAAGCTATTTATGAGAAAGAAAGCACTTATGAAGTATGTAAGGTTACTTAGACGGCAACCATTATGGAAGAAGTTATTGTAGGAGGGCAACATGGAGAGCTGGTTCAAGGTTAGTGCCGATGTATTCGACAGCGAAAAAATTAAGATACTTCGTGCTGATACGAAGATTGGTGATAGCCTGGCATTAATGTGGTTCTTCCTGTTAGCTTTAGCTCGCAAAAAAAATGATGGTGGTTATGTATATGCTACCGAAGGTGTAGCGTATACACCAAAAACCTTAGCTGCTGTTGGTGGTTTTAAGCCTAAAATTGCAGAAACTGCTTTAGAAGTATTTCGGCAGTATAACATGATAGATATAGAGGAAAACGGCTATATCTATATTGTAGGCTGGAGTGAGTATCAGAATGCTGAAGAACTTTCAAAGCTTAAGGAGCGTGAACGCTGCAAGGAAGCAATGAGAGCTAAAAGACAGCGTGAGAAGCAATCCAAAACTTGTAACAATGATGTAACAAACGTAGATGTTACGGAATGTTACGAAGATGTTACGTGTAACAAAAGCGTAACAAGTCAAGATGTTACACGTAACAATGATGTAACAAACACAGATGTTACGGATAAGAATAAGAGTAAGAATAAGAAAGAGAATAAGAGTAAGAGTAACAACTTTAGTAGTGGTTGTTACAATAAAAATGCTGCCGTTACGTGTAACAGTTACGAAAATGTTACGAGCGATAATAATCCTGTTGGCTTTTGGAATCAAAATGTTACGCCGATAACGCCATATATTGCAGAGCGGTTACAGGCTATTGCTAAGGAGCACGGCGAGCTGATAGCTATGCAGGCGGTTACGATAACAGCGCAGCAAGGCAAGAAGTCAATAGCCTATTGTGAGGGAGTTGCAAGAAACCTTGCGAGCGGTGACAATCAAAAGCCAAAGAAACCGCCGGATGAGTTTAAACCGCCGGATGACCAAACAGACCTGGACAAATATTTTTAGTGAGGTGATAGCATGAATGCGAATGATGTTCAGAATTCAATTACGCTTGCTGTAAATCACATTGCTAAAAATGCTTCACAGCTTAATAAGCAAAACGCAAATGATTATTACGAAAACGGATTGCTTATGTGTGGTAAATGCCATACACCGAAGCAATGCAGAGGTTTCTTGTTTGGTGTTGAACGAACTGTAGCTTGTATCTGTAAGTGCAGAGCGGAAGAGCTTCAGGCAGAGCGTGAACGTGAGGAGCATGAAAAGCGACTTGCTAGGGTGCAGGAGCTTAGAAAAGCTGGATTCCCTGAGCGTGAGCTTCAGTCACAGACTTTTAGCCATGATGACGGCGCAGACGAGCGGACGATGCGAGCAATGAAGAATTTCGTTGAGCACTACGATGATTTTCGCAGGATGCATAAAGGATTACTGCTTTATGGAAATTCCGGAAGCGGAAAGACGTTCGCCGCTGCGTGTGTTGTCAATGCGCTAATTGATAAAGGTGTAGCTTGCTTAATGACTAATTTTGGCAGAGTGTTCAATACATTGTGGGGGACAGAGCAAAAGCAAGCATATCTTGACGGCTTTAATCAATTTGAGCTGTTAGTGCTTGATGATTTAGGAGCAGAACGGCGCACGGAGTTTGCTCAGGAGCTAGTGTTCCAGATCATCGACAGCCGTTGCCGAAGCGGATTGCCTACAATCATCACAACAAATTTGCCGATTGAAACAATCAAAAAGCCGCAGACGATAACGGAAACAAGAATCTATGACCGCATTTTGCAGATGTGCCACCCGGTAGAGGTTACACACGCAAGCAGACGCAGGAAGAAGGTTGCAGAAGGCTTTGCTGCTACCAACAAATTATTAGGATTATAGGAGGGAATTATGGACGCTAAAGAGCTTACGAGAATCACTGAAAGTGCAAATCGTGATAAAGATAAGAGATATTTTACGACAATAGTAAATTTCTATATCAATATGTATCATGACAGCGGCGAGGTTTATTATCTGCATAAAGCTATTGCCGAAATCAAAGCAAAAATCAAAAAAGAAGGCGGCGAAATTTTCTGCCAGGACAATCCGTTAAAGAGAAAGGAACAAAAAGCATGAACAAAATCATTTTATTAGGAAGACTAACAAAAGACCCGGAGGTAAGATACACTTCTACAAGCAAGGTTGTTGCTCAGTTCACGCTTGCTGTGGACAGACCTTATTCCAAAGACAAACAGCGTGAAGCGGACTTTATTCCTGTGGTTATCTGGGGTAAACAGGCTGAAATCTGTGGCAATTATCTTAGTAAGGGACAGCGTGTGTTAGTTGAAGGCAGACTGCAAATTCGCAGCTATGACGCTAAAGACGGTCAAAAGAAATATGTAACCGAGGTTATTGCAGAGCATTTTGAATTTATTGAGCGTAGAGAGCAAGGCGGCGAATCTCAGCATACACCGGGAGAAGAAAGCCAGGACTTCCAAGGTTTTGGCAGCGCAGTACCTTTTAATGAGGAAATTCCGTTTTAAGCGAGGTGCAGAATGAAGATTAAAGACGAAGTTAACCGCTTGCGTAAGCTGGCGTTCACTGAAATCGAATTAAAGAAAGATGATTTCAAGAAGATTTGCAGTGAATATTGCTTTTTATACAAAACGATATATCACCAGACCTACAATCCTAGCATGAAGCTGATTAGCACGTGGGGAAGAAGCAAGGTGTATGTTGATAAGCTTGAATACATTGATGTGCTTCAGGACTTAGCTTATCTTAGATATGCTTTCAGCAGAATGAAATTTAAGGGGTACAAGAAACATGAATCAGCTTAAAAGTATCCTTGTAGGCAAGCGTAGCAAGGCAAGCGGTTCGTTCTTTGAAAAGATGATTGACGCAGGCTGCCAGTATTACGAGGAACATGGCATTGCGAAAATTGAGAAACAGAGTGAGCCTGTACATTATATCCGCCCTTATGGAGCGCATGGACAGTTCATTGCCAACTATGCAAAGAAAAGCGGCGTTGACTACAAGGGAACGCTTAGAGGTGGTTTAGCGGTGTGCTTTGAAGCGAAGCACACCGACGGCGACAAGATGCTGCGAAACAGACTTGAACCGCACCAGCTCGAATACCTAAAGGTTCATCACTTTTTAGGAGCAAGGTGTTTTATCCTGGTATCGTTTAATCTGACAGATTTTTACAACGTGCCGTTCCTTGTATGGGAGAACATGAAGTCACTATATGGAAGGCAGTACCTGAAGCGTGATGACCTGGAAGAATACAGAATCAGTAATACAGGCAGAGTGTTAAAATTTCTGACTGTAACGGAGGGGCAACAGTGAAATATCTACTTGGAACAACAGCCGAAGGCAAGCAATGCTGCCCTCATTGTAAGCAGGAAAAAATAAAGCTTGTCTACGGCGCAAAGATTGTAGACAGAAAAGGTGCTGTAAAATGGGCGTTTAGATGCTCATCGTGCTATGGCACAGTTTGGCTAAAGTAAAGCGAAAGGAAGTCGGTTTAATGCAGAATAAGGATTGGAGCTATCTGCTAGGGCAGAAAATAGGTCTGCTGACGGTGCTTGAAATTTATCCTCCAGGTGTTATCAGCATAAGACCTAAAAAGAAGGTTTCTGTTGCAAGATGTGTTTGCGAATGCGGCACAGAATGTTACAGAGATGTATCTAACCTTGCACGGCGACAAGGAATGAGCTGCGGCGGCAAGGAGTGCAAGCACAAAATCATGAGCCTTGCGCAAATAAGAAGGCAGGAAACTAACAAAAGCAAGGCTACAGCTCAGAAGCCTGTCGAGAATTTTTCAAAAGATGAAGAACCGATAATCACGAAAAAACTGAAAAACAAATATGTCTGCCCTTTCCCGTTTCCCGGCTGCGTGAGAAGCGAGGTTTGCCACGTATGCTGCTGGGAGTGCGATAAGGAATGTAAACAGTGCAGTAATAATCCGCAACTGTGCGGAGCAAGGAGATTAAAATGAGAAGTGTTAAGGAGATTTTAGCAAATGAAAAGTTTCAAGCCTACAAGAAAAATGATTTTGCTTTTGAAGGCTTGGTGTTAATAGGCTTCCTGCATCTGCCGGGAATCAAAAAGAACTTGCAGTGTGTTGTAGGCGTTGAGCCTGATCAGGACGGCAACCAATGGGAGCACGTGAGCGTGAAATTTTGCGGCACGACGAATAAAACACCTTCATGGGAGGTTATGTGCCAGGTTAAAGACGTGTTCTGGCTGCCGGAAGAAGAAGTTCATCAGATTCATCCTAAGGAAAGTGAGTACCTGCACGGCGTAGGCGGGATATACGATGTTTTGCATCTGTATCGTCCTGTAGGTGGCTGGAAGCAGAATCCGAATAGAGGTGAAAGTAATGGCTGATTTTTCATTAAAGACAAAGTTCACAGATGGTGGTGAAGTCTACTTGTTGTCGACTGTTAGATTGCATTTTTACAATTTCGCTCCGTATGAAACAATGCTCTTTAGAATTGACAAAAACGGAGTTAGCTACAAGGATTTGTATTGTCAACGCTATTACACGCAGCAAGAAGCCGAAGAAGGACACAAAGATTTACTCTTACGTGTTGAGCGAGGAGAAATGTTTTGGGAAACAATATGACGCACAGACATCGGTATGAGGTGATATAAATGAGTAAATTACTAAATGGAATTATCGACATGATCATGGTTATATTAATCATCGGTATTCCTGCTATGTTTGGTGCTCTGCTGGGTGCTGCGATTGGGTGGTTAATATGGCTGTGGTAAAGCGTAGACAGCAGAAACTGAAATATTATCGTTACTGCTTGCGTAAGGCACGTGAGCTGATGCGTAGCGAGTTAAGAAAGTGTGAAGTTTTGGCAGGGAGAATGAAAAAAAATGGATGCTAAACAAATCGGCGAGGTTATCAAGGAAGCCAGAAAAAGAAAGAAAATGACGCAGAAACAGTTAGGCGCTGTGTTGGGAGTTGCTACTTTGACTATTTGGCGCTATGAAAACGGAGTGTATGAGGTTATCTCTTTTGAAAAGCGTGCCAAAATGTCAAGCGTGTTAAACATCCCCATGAGCGAATTGATGTACGATAACGAGAAAATAGCGTGCATCAGTACAAACGAGGCTGTGGACGAGCTGAAAGAGCAAGAAAAACTCATCAAGGCTGTTAATGCAGCGCTGGAAGAATGGCTTTACTCCGGCGATACTGATTATCTGTATAAGGCTATGGCTGTTATTCGTGCGGCGATAGGAGGTTAAACATGAATAGAGATTTAGACGGCGTGTATTTCCGTGTTAAACGTGACGGCAGCTGGCAAAGCATCTGCTTTAGTGACTTGTCCGACGAAGAAATGGACAAGGTGCTTGAAGGGCATAGCGTAGAGTGGCTGAAGAAAACGTGCAAAATTCTTGGCAGAACCATTAAGCGTATCGGTGATGAGCAAGACATTGTCGGCTGGCAAAAGTAGGAAGAGGAAGAGTAAATGCTAATTAAGGTTAATAGCAGAATGTGGGAAAATTTTAACTGCGTTAACAGTCTATCCTTACAACGCTGCATAAGAGGAACAGGAAAAGACGTTTATATTGTCAACATTTGCGTCGATGGAAAAGAAGTTCAATATAATCAATATGATTCCAAAGAAGAAGCAGAAAAAGCTATGGATGAGCTTGCTGAAAAAATCAACACAGCGCAAACCTTTAAGATTAAGGAGGAATAGCAAATGACTCCAGAACGTAAGAAATGGTGGGATAGCCTGCCACAGCGTGAAAAGATGTTGCGTGAACAGATTTTAGAGACCAAAGGGACAATCTCGAAGTCGAAGTTTGCGCTTCAACTTGGCTGTTTGACGGATGATGACAAAAAATGGGTTATCTCCCGAATAAAAAAGAAAAAGGTTGTATTAACAGCTTTAAAGCATGAGCTTGACCGTACAACGGCGATTGTGTATGCGGGATATTATCAAGAGGCGTTCCCGACTTGTCGCTGCAAAAAGTGCGGCGGAATATTTTATTATGCTGGACAGTCACACTGCTGCTGGTGTGGTAGAAAGATTAAGGGGCAGGAATAATGATTGACTATAAAAAGGCAGAACAGGCAAAAAGATTGCTTGATGAAAGCGGTGTAGATTATGTGCTCGCTATGGAGGGATTATAAATATGTTAGATAGAGAAAATTTCGATAAAGAGATGACTATTTTAAAAGAAAAATTAAATGAGCTTGGGTACAAAAGAGTGAAGATAATGCGTACTGTAATCTCTAGTGATAGTAGCGCTGTTGCAATTCATTTAGCAGTAATGAAAAATTTCAAACAAAAGTATTAATAAAAACTTTTTTGTTAACAAGTGGAGCAGAGGTGTTAATAATGACAATTGAAGAATTTTATAAGTGGGCGGTTAAAAATGACTGTGAAGACAAGCAAGTTGTTATTTATGCTCACGATAACATTGGAAATGAAGTTAAAAACTGGCTGGATGAAGATTATTTAGAAGAACGTAATGAATGTGTAAGCATTGATTGTATATGGGAGTGATAACTGATGAAAAAATATATTGTTACCGGCAAAGTAACAGCTTTTATCTCGGTAGAAATAGAAGCAGAAAACAAAAAAGAAGCCATTGAAAAGGCTTACGAAGAATGTTCTGGACCTATGTGTTTTGTCGGCAATGGTGGATATGACAAATTGATTGGGGTATGCGATACGGATAGCGCTATCGTTAGTATTGCCTGTGACGATGAAGTCGAATACACCGAAGTAGAAGAAGCAGAAGAAATTGACCAAGAAGGAGTGATAACATGGTAGCGCACGCATTATTAACTGCTGGAAGCGACGACGAAATATTTACCATCCTTGGTCTAATTGTTACGCCGCTTTTTGCGTATCTTGTATATATAGGTTTTTTTTGCAATGAATGCGATGAATGCAAAAAGAAATGGAGGAAAGGAAATGGCTAATATATATGATGCTAGAGATTTAGCAGATAAAATCCATTATATGGGTCAAGAACGAGCCGCTAGAAATTTGCTAGTCAAAATGAATACTGTACCTGTAGAGCAGATTGCTACTATGACCGAACTTGATGTTTATGAAGCTATCCTAGAAAAGTATAAATTTATTGTATCCGATAGTGAAAATATTCTTCTAGTTGAAAAAGATAAGCTGGAAGATTTTAATAAAATAGCTGTCTGGTTAAGCAGATGACTAATTTTTATAGAAGAATTATCAATCGTGGCAGTTATTGAGAGAAATTAAAGGAGTGGTAACATGGCTAAAATTAAAAATGTAAATTGCGGATGTTCGGAGGCGTGCCGTACATGGTTCTGCTGCCAAGATTGCGATTTAAAGACATCTTGTAAAAATTCTTGCGAAAACGCTTTTAATACAAAGCTCTGTGAATACTTTAAAAAGAGAGAAGATGAATAACATGACTAAACATTTATGCTGTTCAGCGCTTGGAAAAATCTACTATGCCAATGTCAATGACAAAGGCATTATTACAGGACAAAAAATTGACTTAACAGAGGACGCTGTTGTAGCTGTCATGGATAAATTGAGTTGGTTAGCTATTGCCAAAAAGCCTTTTGACGGCAAGGCAGAAATTGAAATCAACGGCTTTAAGTTGATTTTTGACGGCACAGGCAATTCGTGGTTTATGAAAAATTACGGAGGTAAAGAAAGTGAGTAAAAATCTTATCCCCGAAATCGCAAAGATGCTCGGCGTGGAGCTGGGCGAAAAATTTAAAATTAAAGGCGAAGACGAATTGATGACCTATAGATTCAGTAGCGACGGATTACAAGTAACCTATGGTGACGGTATTGAAATACCCTACATATCTACTAACTCAGCCCTTGTTGCCTTGGTGACGGGCAAGGACGAAGTTGTTAAACTGTTGTGGGAGCCGAAAATGTTTGAAACTTACCGTTCTTTTGATATTGTATATGGAAAGTTAGTTGTTTGCTACCTAAAATGGACAGGACTACCTTACCAATATGCCTTACTTGACAAAGGCTGGGTATACCGCACAAAGGAAGAGGCGCAAGCTGCGTTGCCAGCCGTGGCAAAGGAAATAGGCATGAAGTATGAGCCTTAAAAGAAAATTTAAAAGAAATAATATTTCTGTAAATAATCTTCCGTGTGAGCGTAAATGCGGCGTTTGTCATGGAAAGATGCAGTTGAAGGAAGTCGGCAAAGACTTTGAGTATATTTGTGGGTGTGGACGTGTAAAAAAAGCGAAAACTGCAACATGTTGCAAAAATCTCTTGTAGCTGTTGCAAAAAACGCAACAACTTCCTTGAAAAAGTTGAGGTGAAATTTATGAAAAGAACCATTGGCAATAAGCTAAACGACTACAAACATTTGAAACCGCCAGGAAGTGAATTCTTGCCACGCTTAGTAATGATTAGACGTGCCGTAAATGTTGTTTTTAGAAGAGATAGATATGCGTGGCTCAGTTTAAAAAAATTGTTTGTGCAAAGAATGAAAGCAAAGCACCCGGAAGCCGTCAAAAAATGGCCGAAAAATCGTAGACAGTAAGGAGTGAAAAAAATGCTGATTAAGATTGGCGAAACGCAATGGATTAAAGCAAAGAAAATAAATGCGGTGAAATTATCTCAAATAGGCATGAAAAAACAGTGGGAAATTAGCGTGCATACAGACGATAAGACATATATCCATGGCACGTATGATACTAAGGATGAGGCCTTGCAGAATCTCAATTACTTGGCTGTAACCATCAACCATAAAATAGAGGGTAAATACTAGCCCATGGGTGCGACGGCTGGGTTGTCGAATGGCAGTAGGTTGTGAGAATCCCCACACCGCCACTTTTTATAAAGGAGTGATAGCATATGAAGCAAACCTGCGATATATGTAGGCATGAAAGCGGAAGTTGTAATCGTTATCTAACAGAGGATAGCAGAACAATCACGATATGCCCTAACTGCTTAGTCAATAGTACAAGTTATCTTGCAATGGTTGCGAGGAAGGCTCACGAACAAGGAAGGTTAATACAGGAATCAAAGCCAACCGCATTGTTTTGGGCAAGATTTGCCAGAAGAAGATTTTTATAAAAGGAGTAACAAATGCAAAAAATAAAACCTTTAGATGCTGCCCGGCTCATAAAGGCGATGTGTAGCAAGCGGAAGTGCTGCAAAGGATGTATCTTTCACGATGTTAACTCCGTTTCACCTTGCAAATTGACAAATTGGCCAGATAGATGGGAGGTTGATTAAATGATTAACAAAGACCAAATAAGACGTATGCTGGACATTGCAGATATTAAGACATCGGCACGGCTGATGTTACTTGTTGTCGAGATTGTAGAACTGCAGGCGGACTTAAAAGCGTTAGAGTCGCTTGTACAGATGCAGTATGATAGTCACGCAGTAGATGCTGCTAAAAATCATGTACGGCAACAGCCTGAGTATATGGAGATTAACAACGAACTAAAGAAAGCTACAGAAGCTGTAGTAAAGGCTATGAGCGACCCAGAAGCACGTTTGAGAGCTATGTTTAATGCTAAATTACGTGGAGATATGTAAATTGGAGCAAAAACAATGAAGATATTAAAATTCTCACCGATTAAACGTGAGCAAGGCAGGAATACTTGCCATTGCTATAAAGAAACAGACATTTATGGTGGCAGTAAAAAGCCTATCAGTTTTACAGTCGACCCGGATACAAAAATCTGCTTCTGCAATCACTGCGGCAACATGGTTGAACCTATCGTTGTGCTGGAGCTGATGTGTAACGACTGGCAAGCAATAGCAAAGGACTATGATAGAGCTAGGAAACAGACGTTAAGATGCTATAAGATTGGTATAAAGTTTAGGCCTTATAAGCGTGTGTTAAAGATGCTGCAAGAACATATGGGACGGAAAAATGATATGATGCCAATTTGTCCGCATTGCCGGGAGAAAATAGATTTGGAAAAGTTAGCTAATGGCGTTTGGATAAGAAAGGAGGAAAAATGATGATTAATTACAAGAAAGCCGAACAGGCGAAAGAACTGCTACAAGAATGTGGAGCATCTTTTATAATTGCCTATAATAACAGCAATAACGATGATGTTGTTTGTGCATCAGGTAATTATATTATCCTTAAAAGTTTGATCATTGGTACGATGGCGCAGGCAGCATTAGGTGTGCGTGGCAAATATGGTAAAGAAATGGCTATGCAAGAATTAATGAGCATGATGACAGAAGCGGCAAAATTAGTTCATTACAATAAGGAGCAAAAAAATGAAACGTGAAAAATTAATTGTCCTGCTGTTTGCATTCAGATATGCAGTACATCGTTTAGGTACACAGGCGTTAGTAGACATTGAAAACGAGCTTATCGCCAATATGGAAAAATTCCCGGATTGGATGTTACAGCAAATGCAAATTTCGCTTGAAGGCAATTTTGAGTATATGCAATACAAACTAGAGGAAACCGGAAGAATCGCTTTAGACGATGATTGCCGCTTTCAAAAGCCGCTGCTTGATGCAGTAAAAGCACAAAGAGCAAAGTTAGCAGAGATTGCCAGAGGTGCAACCAATGGAAATATGCTTAATTGATATTGTCAGTTGCACACTGCTTGACGTAGCTGTTATGTGTGTAGCTTTATGGATGTTAAACAGGGAGTGGTAATTTGAAATATTTACATCTTGTTGCAAGTATTTGTATGGAAATTCTTGCTATTATGGGTACTATTGGAATCCTGGTTATAATCTGGAGAGATATTTTAGGAGGTTTTTAAGATGATTAAATTTTTACCGACGATTGACGCACCAGCGAACACGAAGCTTCCGCAACGTAGCACACAGTTTTCTGCTGGCTATGATTTTTACGCACCGACAGATATTTTTGTTCCAGCTGGCGGTGAAAGCGTACTTATTCCGCTGAACATTAAAGCTATTATGCCTGGCGATATGGTTCTGATGCTGTTCATCCGCAGCAGTCTTGCAGTTAAATTCAATTTGTCGCTGGTTAACAGCGTAGGCATTATTGATAGCGATTATGCTAACAACCAGGACAATGACGGCAATATAGGTGTTAAATTCAGAAACAACGGCAGCGAAACTATCATCATCAGAGAAGGTGAACGCTGTGCACAGGGAATCTTCGTGCGTTACTGCGTAACCTCGGACGATGAAGCAAGCGCTGTTCGTGGGGGCGGTTATGGCTCAACAGGACGCTAAACTGTATATTGTTAGCTGGTATAGCTTACTTTCTGGCGAGGCTGATTTCTGCGACAAGGTGTTGGCTACTTCCCCTGAAGAAGCAGTGAGCATTGCGAGCGAAGGATGCGGAGAAGAGTTTTTAGATTTTTATTACCCAGAAGCAGAAGAAATGTAAGGAGCGTATAAAATGCCAAAAAAAGAAAAAAGCATTGAAGAACAAATCAAGGAAGAAACAGCAATGCTTATAGACAGTTTTTTGCGGTGGGAACATATCAGGACCTATGGATGCCAAGACCCTTTTTATCCTGACGGCGAAAACATGAATTTAGTAAGGAATCATATAATTTACGGAAAGAGCAGACTTGAAGAGCTGTGCACTGATATTCCTTTGCCAGCGCAATATTATATACCGACTCCTGATGAAGTTGATGCAAACTATATGGCTGTCAACGGAAAGTATTACGATTACCGGATAAAAAAGTTTGCAGGATCATATCCAGACATTACCACTAAAACACCGAATGATATAAGCAACCAACAAGAATTATTTTAGAGGTGCTACATGAAAACACCATGCAGAGGATGCACAGAAAGAAAAATAGGCTGCCACGCTACTTGTAATGCTTTTAGCGAATGGAAAATTCAGCAGTGTAAAATACTGAAAGCCATGTATCTTGAAACGCTTTCACCTACAGCTGGAGCAGTTGCCAGACACGAAAAATGGATAAAGGAGCATAAATAATGAGTGCGTTTAAATCTCCATTTAGTTTTATCGGATTAAAAGATGATAAATACGTTATTGTCAAAGAAGCACCGAAGAATTCAAAAGATAGCTTTACAATGCCGCTCCCTGAGGATAACGTAAATCATCCGAAACACTACACCAAAGGCGGTATTGAGTGTATAGATGCCCTAAAGGCTGCTACCGTTGGCAAAACAGGCATTGAAGCTGTCTGCGTTGCCAACATTATTAAATATTTATGGCGTTACGAAGAAAAGAACGGCGCAGAAGATTGTCTAAAAGCAAGGTGGTATCTTGACCGCCTTATCAAAGAACTTAAATAACAGAAGGGAGTAAGCGCATGGAAGATATGACTGTAAATGAAAATCAAAGCACGATAACCGTTCCGCTGGCGTATTTCGAAGAACTTATCGAACGTGTGGCAGAGCAGACCGCCAAAAAGACATCTAAAAAGCTGTGTGATGATTTGTACAGCAAAGAAGCACAGCGAAGGGATTTCGACAAGCGACTGTATAATGTGCGCTTGCTGCTAAAAAATTACAGAAGCCTTCAGGAACACGCAGCGTTAAAGACTAGCGAGATTGTCAATATCGACGATGAACAGATTTCAGCTATCGAGATTCTTGATTCGTTCCAAAACCTGAAAAGCATGGGAGCTAATGAGCTAAAGCTTGAAAGCATCATAAGCTCAACGATGCGAACAAAAGTGCTGATAAACTACATGGACGATATGATAGCACTTTACAAGCAGACCAGGTATAACAGCGGCAAGCAGGAGGATTTGCGCCGGGCAGATGTGCTTGACGTGCTGTTCCTTAAACCTTGTCCGCCGGAAGCGTATGTTACCGATATAGTAGCAAGTCTTGCGCAAAAATGGTCAGTGAGCGAAAGGCAGATATGGCGTGACACAAACGATGCCGTTGAGCAGCTAACCGCTTTACTGTTTGGCGTGGACGGCGTGAACCTGCTGGAAGATAAAAAGCGCAGAAGGGCAGCTCGCCTTGCTGAAGAAAAGAATATCAAAAAATAATAAGAAAAACTCACCTTTTATAAAGAAAACTCTTTACAAAAGGTGAGTTTTATAGTATAATATAAGTGTAGGGAAAATAAGAAAGCCCACAAGAAAGGAAGTTGGAAAATGGAAAATAAAATGGTCAACGTAGTTAAAAGAATTCAAGATATTGAAGCAAAAGCTAACAAGAAAACTGCAAGTAAGGAAGAAATGCTTGAACTGGTTGCCCTTGATGAAAACTTAAGAGCTTATGCTCATGAAAACAACATGGGATATTTCGAATGCTTGGTAAAATTTCGTGAAGAATTAAGAAAGGAGAATTAAACAATGACACAAGAAAAAATTTTAACATTAGCGTTAGAAGAAGCTATACGAGTTTGGGGCGAGTTTAAAGATAGAGCAAAAAGACTTCCTGATAATGAATCTGCTAAACGAAATGAACAACAAAAATGGAAAGAAGTTCAAGAGCTTAAAAAGATGCTCAAAAAAATCACAGAAACTAAATAAAAGCTGATGACAGGAGCTTAAGCTCCTGTAAAGCTACCGGGCAGAAGGTTCAAAGTCCTTGCCAATAGCTTTAGAAAGGAAGTCGATTTTATGAACTATGCAATTTTAATCAAAACTGTGGTTGATGCCAATGGCAAAACCAATTCTGTGGAGAAAGTACCAATGATGGAGGCGTTCCCAACTATTTCCCTGGAATCTATGTACAAGCTTTGCGAATGCGAGCTTGTCGATATTAAGGATATGCCGCTTCAGTTAGTAGAATTTGACGGCGAGCTTGGAGTTATTCCGGCGGTTACCCTGGTGTTTGATGAAGAATTTCTTCTGAAAAACGAAAACCCAGTAGCCAATGAGCTGGCAAGTGTTATTTATGGTTACGGTAGGTTACATGATCAGTGCTTGTGCGGTAATGTGCTGTTGTGCTACACCAACGAAGAAGGCGAATGCATGCCGTTCAGTGAGAGTGAAGCAAACATTGTTGTAAAGTGCTTAACAAGAATCAATAACCATATCGGAGATATGGAATTTAAGGTCCAAAAACCAATGATGAAATTTATGACTTTTTAGGAGGGATACATAATGTTGAAATACAAAGATTACTCAACCTTGGTCAACGAACAGCAAAAGGAATACGAAAGCTTTACCAAAGATAAAATGTTCTTTGCTTTTACTGAAGAACAGTTCAACGAAGGCATGAAAAGATTTGGGTTAGCTCCTAATGATACCGACAAGGTTTATCAAATCGGCTTCGGAGGATATATCCTTCGTGCCCAGGCTAAGGCTCATAATGATTTAGTAAAACGCCTGAACATCGAAAAGAAGGAGCACATGAAAGATTTCGACTTCTTGAAATCAGCCTTTCGTTACGAACTTGCTAACCATGAGTTTTGTATAACGTATGAGCTTGACGATACGCTGGATGCTCTGCTTTTGACTTATGAGCAAGTTAACTCTGACCCGGTTATGAAAAAAGCTTTACTTGAAGCAAAGAAAGAATATCTTAAGAATTGCGAAGATTGGATGTGATTAATGTGAGAACAAGACAACTTATAAAGTATGTACTGATGTTGGAAACGCTCCCTCTTGCCGGAGATGAATTCCATGAACTCATGGAAAATACTAAACGCCGCGAAAAGAGAATCAATGCACTGCGTGAAAAGCTTCTGATGCCGAGAAGCTACTACCCCTACAAACAGCCATAAATAAAAGAAAGAACCAGCGTACACCGAAAGGTGTGCGCTGGAAAAAAGATTGGAGTAAAAGTTATGTGTAAAGTAGCAGATAAAAGTTACAAAGAGTTATGCGAAGCGTTGTTGGGGCAAGAAGCTTATAAGGTTTCCGAATTAACGGCACAGAAATTGTATCGCCTGGAAGATACCGACGAGCTGAAAGCATATGGATTAGACAAACAGAAAGCAGAAGCATTCCTGTGTGGTGTAGAGTTAGGCAAAAGAGCTTTCACCGAAACCAAAGCTGAGGAAAAAAGATACTGCTGTGCTCCGCAAGACTTAGCTGAATATATGATGCCGAAGTTGCGGTATTTAAATCATGAAGAATTCTGGGTAATTGCAGCAGACAGCAAAAACAGAATTATTGAAGCAAGAGCTATACTGAAAGGAACGCTGACAAACTGTTATGTTCATCCTAGAGAGATTTTCAAGTATGCCATCATGAAAAATGCTGCCGCAATTTTTGTAGCACATAATCATCCTTCAGGCCTTGCAACACCTAGTGCTGACGATAAAAAGTTAACCAGGAACATTGTAAAAGCCGGGGCAATAATTGGAATACCTTGCTTAGACCATATCATTATAGGTGACGGCAGTTACTACAGTTTTCAGGAAGATGAACAAATGTAAGGAGGAAAGAAAATGAATGCTTATGAAATTATGTACATTATTCGCCCAGAACAAGAAATAGTCGAGGATGTTATCTTGAAGTTCAATGATTTAATCGCTTCTAATGGTGGTGTAGTTGAAAAGACAGACCGCTGGGGAGAAAGAAAGATGCCCTATGTGATTCAGTACTACGAGAATGGTATTTATGTCCTGGTTACGTTTCATGAAAGCAAGAGGTGTGTACTTGAGCTTCACAAAGCAATGGAGATTACCGAAGAAGTACTCCGGCACATGATTATTAGAAAGGGGGTATGCTAATATGACACCTTTTGATAAATTTAAGGAAACTGCTGCGCTGGTTAATCTTTGGACAATAGAAGAAAAACCTAAAATTGAAAGATTTGGTTGTAGAAATTGCCAGTACGCTCATTCAACATTTGAGAGCTTCGACAGGTTTTTCACTGACCAATACGGAATTTGTAACTGCTTGCCAAACTGGTACACTCCGATAGCTCGCATTGATGAATGTCCTAAAAAGAATAATCCTAGAGCTGGCAAGCTCAGTTCGATTTGCAAAGTTAACACGGAGGTGTGAAATGGCTAATATCTGTTTCAATGACATTACAATGGTTGGAGATAAAACAATACTGCAAAGGCTGCGAGATGATATTGAACGTCACCTAAATGAAAATGATGGCAGCATTTATAGATACGGTAATGAGCTTTACCCTGGCAGTAACTATGAAGGATGGTTCGACGATGTTGGAGAAGTAACTAAAGCCAACGAAGAAGAATATTTCTTGCGGTTTACCGTAGACACCAAATGGACCCCGGCAATGGACTTTTTCGTAAGACTTGCAAAAGATAAAGGCTTAAAACTTTACTATGCTGCCGAAGAACCTGGCTGCGAGCTTTATCAAACGAATGATGTTAACGGTGAGTTCTACGACGAAAGATATGTCTTGTATTGCAGCTGGGGCGAAATAACCTATTATAGTTCAAAGGAAGATTTAGTTGACGGAATAGCGTTTATGTTCAAAAGACAAGGTTATAAGGTTTTCAACAAAGAAAGCGCAATGGAATGCAGCATTAAGGAACTTGAAAAAATTGGCAGAATATTCCTGGTAGACGGAACTAACACATGGTTTGACATAGGAGAATTTGAAATAGTTCCAACCGAGGAGCAATAGAAAGGCAGTGGTTAACGTGAAAACATTGTATTTTGAAGGTGCTGGCTGGGAAAAGGCAGAGCGCAGCATCAACACCATAGGCAACTGCCGTGTTAGAACAGCATTTCACCTCGATAACGGCAAGGGCGTTTATCTTGAAATTGTTTGCTGTGAAATGCTTGGCGAAAGAAAGAAGCTTTATGGCGGCTTGCAATATGTAGGTTTCGTAGACTTCTTGTTCTACATCACGGATGAAGAGCCGAATGATGACTGCAATAAGCATAAATTGCCGGATATGCGTAACACGCATTTTGCTTATGACTTCGATTCGATTCTTGCTTTTGTAAACAGCTTAGGAGCGTCATTTGATAATATATGTGTGCTGCCAAATCTCGCTGGATACAGGGTACATTCGGATGACAGAAAAAAGCGATACAACTATGCTGATGAGTTTACGCCAGACTGGGAGGTTATAAAGAGAGCAAAAGAAATTCGCGAATACTTTTACCAGCTGGAGCAATCAGAAGGCAAGAAGTTCCCTAACTTCTCTCTGTACAATGACGAAGGCGACAAGACAAAGTTTTACTTGATCAGGCATTATAACGGCTATAATAAGAAATGGCTCATTAATGCGTCAAGCGATTCGTGGTTAAACACGATGATTGAAGTATCTTAACAAAAAGCCTGCGAGAAATCTCGCAGGCAATATTTTTATAAAAGATTATATTGATTATGTAAAGAGAACGCTGTATAATAATAAGAGATATAATAATTAAGGTGGTGCTACTATGATGATTGAAAATAAAATTAAAGTATTAATCGCTTCTACAGGAAAAACACAGGCTGCGTTAGCCAGAGAAATGGGCATTACGCCAATGTCCTTAAACTACAAGGTGAGAAAATGCAAATCACTTAAGCTTTTGCTGGAGCTTGCAACTGCCTGTGACTTCGAAGTTGTTTTGCGTAAGCGTGACGGCAGTATTGAATATGAAGTAACCAGGGAAGATTTAGAGGAAGAAAATTAATATTTTATAAAGAAAACTCTTTACAAAAGCGGAGAATTATAGTACAATATAATTGTAAGGAAGATATAAGAACTTACAAGAAAGGAAGTCGAAAAAATGTTAGAAAAGAAAATCTCCGCATTAAAAAACATGAATAACGAAGAGTTGGTAAGAGAGTATGAAAAAATGGTAATGTACAATACTCAACACCTGGAAGCTTGCCTCGGTAAATCCGGTCAGTACGAAGAAGCAATCAAAGCTGAAATCCTCAGCCGCATGAATTAAGGAGGGCGTTATGAAGATAGGTCAAGTTGAATTTACATGGCGTGCACATCGTCAAGCTTTTGCTATTAGAATCGGCGGCGAGCAAAGAGTGTTCCGCTTCAATAAGAAAACGGTTCGCAAGGAGCTGTTTGCGAAAATTCGCTCCTTAATTTCAGAAGCATCAGGCACTGAAAAGGTTTGTCAGCATTGTCGGTGTAAACTCGCATAACTTTTTGTGCGGTGACTGCGCTCAGAAAGCTGCTGACATACATCGTGAAGGTGTTGGCAATATTAAAGAGTTTTCCTTCAGTGAAGCTTTACAGTACATTCCTGAGGGCGTTAATCCAATCGAATATGAGCGTAAAATTGACGCAGAAATTCGTGCTGAGCGTCAAGCATTGGTAGACTTGTGGAAACAAGATGACCAAGCGTGGAATTTGTACTGCTACGGAAAGAGGGCGAGCAAATGAAGTACGAAGTAACTTTTTCATGCGGTCACACTGGAACGGTACAGCTGTACGGCAAAGGTGATGAGCGTGAACGTAAGATTCGTTATTTTGAAGAATATGGCGTATGCTCCGAGTGTTACAAAGAGCGCCGTGCTATAGAAGCAGAAATTGGCTGCAAACATGTAACAATGTTCTACAGGACATATAAAACTGATTATAGTTTCTGCGACGTTTTAAACGATTCTTACGATAAGCAGGAAAAAACTATTACGGTGTTAGTTCCGGAAGCGTTGGCAGATTTTATAGATGCTAAAAATGAGGGCGGTGCTACACTGTTTAATGCAGCTATTAAGATTGCTACCAATAACAAAAACAAGGAAGGAAAGCATTACGCAGAGTGCTATGAGATAGTCAAAGCCTATATCAAGGAACACGCAGACTTTGCCAAAGAATTACAGGCGTATATGCAACAACAATATAGATAAGCAAACCGAAAGGGCGTGATCATTTGAAGCCGGAAGATATTATCAAGTCTTACAATGCCGAAGGCAGCATTAAAAAAGTAGCTGCACTGTTTCGCGTTTCAGAGCAGAAAGTCAGAAAGGTTCTCATTGATGCCGGAGCATATGAAAGTGATATGTCCATACAGGTCAATGATTTGTATGAGCAAGGTTACAGCGTGGAGAATATAGCCGAAAAATTGCGTGTAAGCAAGAGCACTGTTTCAGCATATCTGCCGTACACCAAAGGCGTGTATCTTGGCGAAAATCCTTCCAGCAATGCTCTTAAAATAAGAAAGTGCAGAGCTAAAAATGGATAAACCTTTACATGATTTGCTAAATGAGTATATAGCAGCTTATAGCAAAGGTGAAGATAACCTAAGAGCGTTTTGGGAGTATGTTATAAGCATAGGAGCTTATGAACAGATGCGCCAGCTTGCTGTATACCAGGATGTTATTTTTAGCTACAAGAAAGACCAAACAAAGCTTTCCGGCAATGGTTACTGCGAAAAAGTTTACACAGCCGAAGATGCAGAGTTCGCCAGGATACAAATAAAACACCTTTTAAAATCATGTCAGTAAGGTGTCATTTACAAGGCAATTAAAGGAATGATATAATTAAGATGCAACAGTTGGATGATAAATCCTTCTCCTTAAGAATATGTTGTGTACCCAAAAAGCCGTCTACATTTGTAGGCGGCTTTTTAAATGCATAAAGTTCAACTAACAATCTATAAAGAAAATTCTTTACAAAAGTAGTAAAATATAGTATAATATAAGTGTAGGGAAGATAAAATAACCTACAAGAAAGGAAGTCGTAAAATGGAACAAAATACTTTTGAAAGAGCTTATCAAAATGAGCAACAAGCAATCGCTATGTTTGATGCAGCAAAAAATAACGAAGAAAAAGAAAAAGCCAGAGAGCTTCATAATAAAACCTTCGGGCAAATAGGTAGCCTTGGAGAATTTGCTGTTCACGTTTGGCGCGAATATCAAATCTCTAGGAAGCACGGTAATCTCAACCTTGACCTTTCCGAAATTGTTTGGGACCATCAAGTACCTGAAATAGTGGCTTGTATGAAAGCAAACGGAATTGAAAGATTCACCTTTTCGGGTACCTATACTGAAGCAATTAGAACTGCTTGGCTGTTTCAGCAAGAAGGTTGCGTTCTTGAAGGATTTGTTGAAATCAACAGCAGATATACCGATGCTTATGGAGATAGTTTAAAAGTTCCTGCGTTACAGTTTAGAGTAAAATAAAAGCAAGGCGGTACAAAAAAGTACCGTCTTTTTATAATTATTTTTGAAAAAACACTTTACAAATAAACAAAAACATAGTATAATATAAGTATAGAAAGGAGGTACAAAACGTGGATCAGAATTTAAAAGATGCTGCCGAAACGGTTTCACTTATATTAAGTTCCGTATTAACGGCTCTCCAAATACAGGAGAAGTTAAAGAAAAAGCAGCAAAAAAAGAAGCCCCCTGTAAATCGCAAGTCCAGAAAGCGTAAATAAGAGGGCGGCAGGTAGGACGAGCAATCGTCCTCCTGCCTATATTCTACCACGTTTTAACAAAAATGAAAATACTAATTTGGTTGTTCACTATTGGCATTGTAGTCGAAGCAGTAAGAAATTTTCCTCAAATGAGCCTGCATGAATGGGTATTGTGGGCGCATGGCTTAGCTAGTGGAATTGTAATGTTGTATTGGTGGATAAGTAGGGGTTAACATGGAAAGTAAAAAATGGGGCGGTGTTCGTGAGGGAGCAGGCAGACCGAAAGGAAAGACTGCTGCTGGCGAACGCAAGGGACGCAATATTAGAGCGTTCGATGATGAATGGGAGCTTATAAAGCAATTCGCAAAAATCGTCAAAACTGACCGTCAGCGAGCGGAAGAGTTGCTAAAATTATTATAGTTTTATTGGACAGTGTAAAAAAAGCACTGTCCTTTTTTATTGTAAAAAGATGGAGGTACATCATGGATTTAAGAAACAAAATTACATTAATGGCGTTATCAGACATTACGCCGTATGAAAACAACCCAAGAAACAACGAAGAAGCTGTTGAAAAGGTTGCTAACTCTATCAAAGAGTTTGGCTTTAATCAGCCTATCGTAGTTGACAGGGATAATGTTATTATTGTTGGTCATACACGCTATCTTGCAGCACAGGAGCTAGGTTTAACTGAAGCTCCGGTAATTGTTGCCGGGAACTTATCAGATGAGCAAGCAAGAGCTTATCGCCTGGCAGATAATAAAACAAATGAAATTGCAACTTGGGATGAAGGAAAACTTTTTGAGGAGTTAGAAGCAATCAACGGAATCAATATGGAGAATTTTGGCTTTGATAAAATTCCAGAAGCTTTTGGTGAAGATGAAGAATTACCTTCAGACTTTAAAGAATTTGATGAGGATATTGAAACGACACACAAATGTCCAAAATGCGGTTATGAGTGGTGATAAATTATGTATAAAGTGCCGTCGATGAAAGAGATATGGTCATTGCCGTGGAACGGCTATAATGTTGTTTCGACGTTTAGCGGTGGTGGCGGTTCATGCCTTGGGTATGAGATGGCAGGGTATCATGTTGTATGGGCTAATGAGTTTATTCCTGAAGCTCAGAAAACATATCGACTTAACCATCCGAACACATTTCTCAATACACATGACATAAGAACTGTGACAGCTGAACAAATCATCAAAGAAACGAATATTCCTAAAGGTGAAATTGATTTGTTTGATGGTTCACCACCATGTTGTGCTTTTTCTACTTCTGGTAAGCGTGAAAAAGGCTGGGGAAAGGTAAGAAAATACAGTGATTCAGAGCAACGTGTTGATGATTTGTTTTTTGAATATATCCGTTTGATTAAAGGATTGCAACCTAAAACCTTTGTTGCTGAGAATGTTTCAGGATTAATTAAGGGGTCTGCAAAAGGTTATTTTAAGCTTATTTTGAAAGGCTTAAAAGATTGTGGATATGAAGTCAAAGTGAAGCTTTTGAACGCGAAATATTTAGGCGTTCCGCAGAGCAGAGAAAGAGTGATATTTGTAGGTGTGCGAAATGACATTGCTAAAAAATATAATGTTCATCCGGTGCATCCAACACCTAAAACTCACATTATACCATTGAAAGACGCAATAGGTGATATTGTTAACGATGAAGCTGAAGTAAAAGAACTTTTACATTACGCTGAAAAATATTCATTTGGTAGGGTGCTGAGAATGCTACCTAAGAATCCTCCGAAGCCAGTGCAAGGTTCATCTGTAATGAACGGAAGTTATTTTTCATTAAGACGCGAAAGCATGTATAGACCGTGCGGAACTGTGTGTCAAACTAATGGTCAGGTGGGAATGGGAGGTAATTGTCATCCGCTGGAAGATAGAAAATTTACGATTGCCGAATTGCGACGCATAACATCCGTACCGGATGATTTTCAAACAACTGGAACATTTCCGCAGCAATGGGAGCGTCTTGGAAGAATGGTGCCGCCTGTAATGATGATGTATATTGCGAAAGAAATTCAAAAGGAGATATTGGATCATGTTAAATGAAAAGCTTGCATATAAAGAATTGAAAAAGCAATATCATTATGTTCTTATGAAATCTGAAAAACAAAAATATATGCCGATAAAGGAAGTTTTTGTTATAGGAAAAATCAATGGTGTTGCCACGATTACTGGTACACATATGGAAGGAACCACATTAAACGGCCTGAAAGTAAAAAAACATATCATTGTTGATGATGAAGAATCTAAAACGTATGAAGATGTTTTTTTGTATGATGCTATTGGGAAAATGATTGACGAGCATCATGATGATAACTTTACACCAATTCGTTGTGGATTAATGACTTGTATCGCAATAGAGGAAGCTTGCAAATTGCTGAAATTGCCATGTAAAAATCTTTCTGTTGGGTTTATTGGCAATGGTAATATTAATCAACATAACGCAAGAGCTATTCAGTCAATTTTCGGATTGAAAAGATGTATTATTCATGGAAGTGCAAATAATCGAGGGAAGAACAAAGATAAATTTTCTAAAGCAGAAATCGACCATAACTGTGAGCTGCTTAATGAATGTGATGTTATTGTTTCCTGTACATCTGGCTGTGACGGCAAAGACATGATTAGTGCTGATATTTTATATAAGCCTAAAATCATCATCGCGCTTGACAGTGGGTATGTCCTTGACGAATCTTTTCGGAAGGAATGCGATAGCTTTACCGATTATGTAGAGCAGCTAGAGCGATATTATGACGAGGAATTTGCTTTTGACAAAAAAAGATACAAATTAAAGCAACTATGCAAAGACATACAAGTGGAAAAATCCAGATTGTGTGTTTATTTATTTGGCATTGGTTTTGCTGATGCTGTTGTTGCTGAAACAATGTATAACAAGAAACGGCTGATTGATTATGAAAAACAAATACACAAAAATTGACTGTGAAAATCTCAGAGCATTATTAGTCAATAATGCAAAGCAGAATGCTGATAAAACAGGCAATAATATTTTGTTATTAAGCGGTGGCATGGATAGTGTAACTGCCTTATATGCTTTACTGGAAGCAGGAATTCCTTTTAAAGCTTATACATTTTACTTTAAAGATTTTCCTAGTGTGGACAAAATAGCCGTAGAATCATTGCAACAAAAGATAGGTTTTGAACATGAATTTATTGAAATTCCTAGCAAATGGGAATCCATTAAAAATGATGTTCTTGATGCAATCTGTGTTTGCAAAGAAATTTATGGCAAAGTCAGAGAAGTGAAGGTTGAAACAATTTTTGCGTTACAATATCTTGACAAACGTTTATGTCAAGGCGGTGTTGTTTTTTCTGGTTCGACAGGAGATGCGCTTGTAGGCTATAATCGTAATACTGCTATAATGGCCGCAAAAATTGGTGAAGATAACCCTAAAATGATTGACCAAAGAACACTCACGCCTAAAGAAAATGAATTTGACGTGATTTTCAGCAAAAGGCATAAATCTCTATCTATTTTTTGCGGCGAAGCAGAAAAATTTATTTTGGGATTTTCGACAAAAGCTTGCAATACACCTAAACCAAAAGCATTCTTGTATCATGCTTTTGGCGATTATCATACAAAATTCAAAAGCTATCGTCAGCCGAAAGCATTTCAAAAAGCAGGAAATGAAAAGGCTATGTTTAACATGATAGCAATCCAAAAAGGATATAAAGATGCATTGGCAATGTTTAGATATTTAGCAAAGGGATAAAAACATGAATATTGACCTAGTTCCTCTCACAATGGAACATAAAAAAATTGTAGAAGAAATACGCAACAGATACGGTCTTGACACTAATACTGGTTCATTTAATGCGTGTTATTTGTGGAAAGATTTTTTAGATATACATATTTTTACTACCGATAATATGTATGTAATCAAAGAAGGAACAAATCCTATTGATGTATGGGCGTTCCCTATGGGGGAAAATGAGTCAAAAAAACAATTTATTAAAGCATTACTTTCTTGTTCGCAACCAACGTTTTTAAAGGTGCGTTCTAATGACAAAATATTTTTAGAAAAAGAATTTCCAAATGTATTTGATTTTAAACTTTGTGAAGATACTTGCGAATACATTTATAGCGGAGATGAGTTTGCTAAATTACAAGGAAAAAAATTTAGAAAGTTTCGCGAAGCTGTTAATAATATAGCAAGGAATCACACTTTGAAAACTGAAATAATCAACAGCTCAAATATGGATGCTGTAAAAACAGTATTTCAAAAATGGTCTTTTCACAGAGAAAAATCCGGAATGGATAATACAGTTGGAAATGAAACTGATAAGATTCTTTTCGATAATTTCGATACACTTGGTTTATTTGGAATAATCACATTCATTGATGCTTTTCCTGCATCAGTTGCTATTGGTTATAAATTGTCTGCTGATACGTGCGACATTTCAACATTTAAACATACAGATGTAGTAAAAGATTTATGTAGGATAACTCTACGTGAGTTTGTGTTGATGTTTGGGAATAGGTTTGAATTCTTCAATTTTGAGGAAGATGGAGGGATTGAAGGACTGAGAACAATGAAGCATCGTTTGAATCCTTGTAAAATTAATGAACTATGGAAAGCGACAGTAAGGAGGGAATAATTTTGAATAGGCAAGATAATGTTGATGTAGCTGGGAAAAAATGGGAATTTGATGAAGATGTTGCGAAGTGCTTTCCTGACATGCTAAAAAGAAGCATTCCTGCATACGAAAGCATGAGAAGTCTTGTTTTTTCTATTGGTAGAAACTATGTTAAGAAAAATACGCACATTTGTGATATTGGCTGTAGTGATGGGCAAGCTATTGAACCTTTTATCAAACATTATGGAACAAACAACTATTATGAGTTGCTTGATGTAAGTGAACCTATGCTAAAGAAGTGCCGAGAGCGTTTTCAAGATTGGAAGAAAACACAAATTGTTGATGTTAGAAATTATGATATTAAGAATGGCATTCCTCGATTTTCAAACTCACTCGTTCTCAGTATATTAACGCTTCAATTCACGCCGATCGAATATAGGCATAAAATTGTACAATCTGTATATGATTCCCTTATGCCTGGCTGTGCCTTTATTTTGGTTGAAAAGGTGCTTGGAAACACATCTGCTATCGACGAGATTTTTGTGAAAGAGTATTACAATATGAAGAAGGAAAACTCATATAGCCAAAAACAGATTGCAGATAAACGAAAAAGCCCTGAAGGTGTACTGGTACCTATTACTGCAAAATGGAATGAGAATTTGTTAAAAGAATGTGGATTTAGGCAGATTGATTGCTTCTGGCGGTGCCTTAATTTTGCTGGTTGGATTGCTATTAAATAATTTTTAGAAAGGACGGGAATGAGATGCCAGCGAAAGGAAATGTTAGCAATTTACAGCCCGTCCATACCAAGGAAGAAGCAAGAGAAAGAGGCCGCATTGGAGGAATAAAATCTGGTGAAGCCAAGAGGGCAAAAAAGAATCTTCAACAGATAGCCAAAACGATTCTTGAAGCGCAAGTAAAAGGTAAGGATGCACAGCAATTTCTACATAATTTTGGCCTTGATGAACAGGATAGCAATTATCAAGCGTTGATGATTGCTAAGCTTTTAAACAAGGCATTAACGGAAACTGATGTTAATGCAATTCGTACACTTGCGCAGATTGCGGGAATTGACGGAGGAACAGTTTCTCTTGCAGATGATACAAGTGTCGATACAATAGATATTTATCAAAAAATCTATATTCCCAATAATGGTCGCGATAGTTATGAAACAGCATATTTAAGTCCGCAGCCTGGACCACAGACAATGTTTATGTGTTCGTCGGCTGATATTATTATTTATGGCGGAGCTGCTGGCGGCGGTAAGACTTATGCGTTGTTGATGGAGGGCTTGCGACACAAAGATATTGCTGGATTTAATGGATTGGTATTGAGAAAAAATTATACACAGATAACATCCCCCGGCGGATTGTGGGAAGCGTCGAACAAAATATATTCTCGAGTACAAGGGGCATCGTCAAAAATGTCTCCTGTGCATCATTGGACGTTTGCCCCATCTGGAGCCAACATTCGCTTTGGACATCTTGCGAGTGATAAAGATTTAAGCGGATGGCAAGGCTCAGAAATTTGCTATCTTGCTTTTGATGAGCTAACGCATTTTAGCCGTCACCAATTTCTTTATATGCTTTCTCGTAACCGTTCAACGTGCGGTATTCGCCCTTATGTAAGAGCGACGTGCAACCCTGACAGCGATAGCTGGGTAGCTGATTTTATTTCCTGGTGGATTAATCAAGAAACAGGTTATCCAATCTATGAGCGCAGCGGTGTTGTACGATATATGTGCGTATTAAATGACACTATTTATTGGGGAAGCAATCCGCATGAACTTGCAAAGGAATACGGCGTAAATGTCGAAGAATGCAAGTCGGTAACGTTTATCGCGTCTAAGCTGACAGACAATAAGGTTTTAATGGCTAAAGACCCTTCGTATATGGCTAACCTTAAAGCTTTGGCAGAGATTGACAAAGAACGTCTTTTATATGGCAACTGGAAAATCCGTCCTGCTGCTGGCATGTACTTCAAAACAGAAAACTTCACTTTTGTTGATGCTGTACCAAAAAATATCGTTGCTTATGCACGTTCCTGGGACTTAGCGGCAACAGAACCCACGCCGCTCAATCCAGACCCCGACGCAACAGCAGGCGTGTTAATGGGACTGCTTGACGATGGCAGAGTAATCGTCCTTGATGTAAAACGCAAGCAGATAAAGGCGAATGACGCTAGGAATCTTCTGCGTAACATGGCAGCGATAGACCAGGGCAAATATAAATTTGTACAAATCACCATACCGCAAGACCCAGGACAGGCAGGCAAGGCGCAAGCTCAAAGTCTTGTATCAATGCTTGCAGGATATTCGGTAGAGATTGTATCGCCGACAGGCAGCAAAGAGGTTCGTGCTACTCCATTTGCTTCACAGGTGCAAGCAGGAAACGTCCTTATCCTTAAAGGTGAATGGAATGATATGTATCTGTCAGAACTTGAATCGTTCCCGGAAAGCAAGCATGATGATATGGTGGATGCGTCAAGTGATGCGTTTAACAAGCTCATGAATTCACGCAGCTGGGACGGCTTAACGAGCTAGGAGGAATAATGGTAAAAAGAAAAGATAATTCAATTCGTGCAGATAGCGGCTTTAAAGATGCTTTCATTACACGTAAAGCTCGCAATTATGAAGGTCTGCTAAATGAGCGAAAGCTCACAGACTTAACATTGGCTACAATGTACAGAAATGCTCTCGTGCGAAGGATTGTTACACTTGTTGCCGATGATGCTATGAAAAATTTTGTAGAAATCGAAGGCGATTCTGACGATTGTATCTTGCAGGAACTTGAAACGCTGTTTGTTCAGGAAAAGCTTACAGAAGCTTTATATTGGGACAGACTGTTCGGTATGTCTTGTGCTCTTATCCTTGCTGACGATGGGCAGGAATTAAGCGAGCCTATTAATATCAACCGTTTACGCAGGATTAACGGATTAGAAATTTTTGACAAGCGAGATATTTACCCGGACACAACCTCAATTTATCTTGATACAGATATTCGAGATGCGAACTTTGGTAAGCCGGAGTTTTACATGATTTCGCCACCAAACGGAAATCAGTTTAAAGTGCACAGAAGCAGACTGCTTATTTTTGACGGCGAAATGCTGCCGAAGATAGAGCGTGTTGCTAATAATGGTGCTGGCTTATCATGTATGGATGGTGTTCCGGCTGCGCTAAACCGTGTAAAAACTGCAATGAATAAAACAATCGACATAATGGACAAGGTTAGCACGTCGCTGTTAAAGCTTGAAGGTTTAAGCAATTTGCTGGCAAGAGAGGACGGTACGCAAGCTGTTATTCGGCGGTTAGAACTGATAGACTACTCACGCAGAATTAATGGAAGTGTAGCCGTTGACAAGGAAGATGAATACGGCATTTTCAACATTCCGCTCACAGGCTTGACTGATATTATTCAAGAGTTTGAGCAGGCTTTATGTGCTGTTACCGGGTATCCGTTTACTGTATTGTTTGGGCGTTCTCCAGCTGGCATGAACAGCACAGGCAAGAGTGACTTGCAGATTTACTACGATACAGTCAGACGTATTCAACGCAGGAAAATTCGTCCTGCGTTAGAGTATCTTGTAAGACTTATTCAGCTTGCGAAAGAAGGGCCGACCAACGGCAAGGAACTTGAAAAGTGGAGCATTAAGTTTAAGGCAATCGAACCGCTAAATGATCTGGAGCAAGCCAATGTTGACAAGACACAGGCGGAAGTAAGAGCTGCCGTTGTTAAGCTTGTTTTTGACTTGGTTGATAATCAACTGTTAGACGCAACGCAAGCACGCCAATACCTTAAAGAGCGTGGGGATATTCCAGTTACAGAAAGTGAGCTGGATTTAGATGATGAAGAAACAGAAGAAATCGATACGCTACCTTAAAGTAAAGAAGCGTCCGAAATATCCAAAGAATTTTGAGCGTGATTATTATCGCGTCCTCAGAGCCGTTGTAAGACGTTTAAAAAGTGCCACGAATAACAATATACCTATGCTGGCATATTCGTTGCGCCAGGACGATGACAGCACTGTTACAGATGCTTTCGTTCAGGCGATACTTGTCGAGCTTTTAAAGAGCATGACTATCGAGGATGCTATAAGCGAATTAGAGCTTATTCTTGCTGGCGTGTCCAGCGTTGTTGATGCTAATGTTATTAGTGCTTTTGCAGAAGCAGTCAGCGTTGATGTGTTTTTAAATGATTCAGCCTTACTTGATACAGTAAAAGCAGAATGGAAAGCGCAGCAGAGCAGGCTTGTGGACAGCATAGTAAATACCTACATCGAAAAACTGCAAATTATTGTTAGCAATGCTGTTCAGCGTGGCACTGCTATGAGTGAAGTTAAAGAAGAAATTAAGGTGCTGCTTAATACTACCGACAAGCGGGCGAAATTTATCGCAAGGAACGAGGTAGGCAATCTGAACGGCATTATAACAATGCGTAGGCAGGTTGATTGCGGTATAAGCGTGTACCAATGGTCATCGTCACATGATGAACGTGTAAGACCTTCTCATGCTGAGATGGATGGGAAATACTTCTATTGGAACAGCGATAAGGTTGGCGAGATTAACGGCATCAAGGTTTATCCTTCTCCGAAATATCATCCGTGTATGGATTATAACTGCCGTTGCGTAGCATTACCTGTTATTGACCTGGAGCAATGGAACATGACAACAGCGGTTCCAATGGGTAGGGTGGATGTAAAGAAAAGTAAAGAATTAAGTTAGAAGGCATATGCAATTTGTCGCATATGCTTTTTATATACCCCAAAATAAGGAGGTGAATTTTTTGGGAAGTGTACAACGATATGAACGCATTGATTCATGGATGTTTGTTAGCGGTGCAGTTACTGACGCTGACGGCTTCTTGCGTGATTCTCCGATTGTGGCACGTACTGGCATCTATATCTACCAACAGCCAGACGGGACTATTAGACGAGAGTACAGACCGCCGGAGGAAGTATTTGACACTGACAGTGAAGCAAGTTTTGTCGGCAAGCCTATTGTGGTAGGACATCCTGCCAGCGGTATTGTAAACAGTGATACCGCACAAGATTTAGCCATTGGCACGATTTTGTCCAGCGGTTATCCGAAGGACGAAACAAACATTGCCTGTGACATTGTTATCCATAATCCCTCTGCTATCGGCGAAAAGCGTGGCTTGTCTTTAGGTTACAGAGTAGATGTTGAAGAAACGCCAGGCACTACACCGGACGGACAGCAATATGATGCTATCCAACGTAACATTCGTATCAATCATTTAGCCGTTGTTGATAGGGCACGTGCCGGAGCAAAAGCACGGCTTAATCTTGACGGTGACGAAATTATCGAAGGAGTAGAAACGAAAATGAAAATTAAAATTGATTCTGTTGATTTTGAAGTTGACGAAAAAATTGCCAACTACGTCAACTCTCTGCAAAACAAAGAAGAAAACGCTCGTGTAAAGCTTGATACTGCTAACACTGAGCTTAAAACTGTAAAAGAACAAAATACCACTCTTAAAGCTGATGCTGACGCTTTGAAAGCTAAAGCTGATGCAATGACCGCAGAACGTGATGCTTTGAAAGCTAAAGTTGATGCTGCTGACGCTGAAAAAGAGAAAGCTGTAAAAGAGGCTGTTAAAGCTGTAAAGGCTGATATGCAGGAACGTGCGGAGCTGGAAGAAACCGCTAAAATTGCTAAGGTTGAAAAAACCGATGGCTTGACCAACGCTGAGTTAAAAGAAGGCATTGTTAAAGCTGCATTTGGTGAAAGCTTTAAGCTTGACGGCGTATCCGAAGCCTATATTAACGGAGCATATTCTGCTGCTAAAGAGATGCTTCGCAATGATAACGCAAAAAGTCAAGCCTTAAAAGCTAAAGGCGGTGCTGAAAAGCAAGAAACTAAGAATGATTCTGCTAACGATGCACGTAGCCGCATGATTGCACGTATGCGCGGCGAAGAATAAGAAAGAGGTGAATACAATGGCAATTACTAATTATGCATTAACCATGGACAAATCTTTTGCTGGTGCGCTGTATGACTTGTCCTCTCACACCGTAGATTCCTTTGCTGTTGAAGAAGCTGACGGTATTGGTGTTGCTTGCGCTGTTATCCGTGGCACTGACGCAGAACATCAAGTGAAATCTCCGTCCGCATCCGGCGACGGTGCGAAAGTTATCGGCGTAACTCTGCATACTCATATTGAGCCGCCTGAAGCTGGCAAGAAGTATTATCCGCAGAACTACACTGTTCCTGTTGTAACTAAAGGTCGCGTATGGGTAACCACCGGAGGTGCGGTTAACGCAGGTGATGAAGCTCATCTGAAACTTGCTGACGGCACTTTTGTTAAAGATACTGTTGCTGCTGGCACTATTGAAGCTCTTGGCTGCGGTGCTAAATTTATTACTTCCTGCGATAAAGCAGGCTTGGCAGTTATCGAAATTGGCTAATTAGAAAAGAAGAGGTGAAATAGTAATGACTCAAATGCACTATGATGAATTAGACCTGAATGTTATTGAGCGTTGCGACGGCTTGCGCAAAGACGCAGGCGATACTATTTTTGTCGCAAAAGAACTCGAAGCTGTAAAGGCAAAGACCTATGACCAGAAATTCGCTAATCTGAATGCGCTTAAACTGTTTGACATGTCCTCTGATGTTGACCCCGGCGCTGACACTATCAGCTATCAGTCCTTGGGTTCTGTCGGCATGGCAAAGACTATCGCCAACTATGCAACCGACTTTACTCGTGTAGATGTACTGGCTGAAGAACACATTGCTAAAGTTATTGCTGGCGGTGCAGCATATGGCTACACCATGCAGGACTTGCGCCGTGCTGCTATGGCAAGAAAACCGTTGACCGCTCGCAAGGCTATTGCTGTTCGCCGTGCTCTCGACGAATATATTAACCGCATTGCTTTTCATGGTGATGCAAAATATGGCGTTGTTGGTATCCTGGACAATCCGAACATTGGTAACTATACCGTTCCCGGTGACGGCTCCGGTTCTTCTACTAAATTCAAAGATAAAACCGCTGTTCAGATTCTGCGTGATATGAATGGCATTATTAATTCTGTTAGCAAGCAGACTAATGACGTAGAAAATCCTAATACCTTGGTACTGCCGCCGGATCAATACAACTACATTGCTTCCACACCTTATTCTGATGTAGTCGCAGATTCCATCCTGTCTGTGTTTAAACGCAATAACCCGGATGTAACTGTATTGAAAGCCAATGAGCTGGCTGGCGCAGGTGTAGGCGGCTTGGATATGATGATTGCATACGTTAAGGACGCAGACCATCAAACCTTGGAAGTTCCGTTGCCGTTCACTCAGCACACTATTCAGCAAAAAGGCTTGGAATTTGAAGTTCCCTGCGAGGTTCGTACCGCTGGCGTGTTGATTTACTATCCGCTGTCCATGAACAAGGCTTCTGGCATCTAATCTGACTATATACTGCCCTTTCGCATGAGAGGGCATTTTCTTTTTTAGGAGGAAAGTGAATGAAAGTTAAAAACATCTCTAAAGCTGTAATTAATATCGACGGCAAATATATTATGCCTGATCAGTGTGGCATCGTTGGTGATGAATGGGGCGAAAATCTTATTGTAAAAGCTTATATCAAAGAACAAATGATTACTGTCGAGAAAGGCAATGCCAAAGAAGCAAATGTTGATGATATGACAGCAGACCTTGCAGGACTTTCCGCTGAATCTAGCAAGCGTTCTTTGACTGCTTTCGCTAAGAAATACAATATTAATGTAGAGGGCGCAGAAACCGCAGAAGATATTTATTCCGTTATTTTTGCTTTTGTAAACATGGCAAAGAAAAATGTTAACGGAAACTAAAGATAAAATAAAGCAAGCTTTTTCTGTTATCTGCCCCGAACTGATTCTTACTGATGAAGAATTAGAAGTCTACATTAATCTTGTTTCGCCTATGCTGTCAGAAAGTGTTTTTGGCAATATGTATATAACAGCATTTGTTTATCTCATGGCGCATCACGTTGTCCTGCGTCAGCTTATTGCGCAGTATGGAGAAAACGGCTCATCTGATGTTGGGATTACAGGCTCTGTAACGTCGGAAAAAGAAGGTGACTTGCAACGTTCATATGGTGACAAGTCAGCTTCTTTCGATATGTTGGACAAGACGTACTATGGCATTGAATTTAAACGTCTGCGCTCTATGTGCGTTGTTCCGATAGTAACAAGATTGGATAATGCGTTATGAGTAGAGTAGAGGATAAAGATTTAGGTTTAAATCGTATCATACGAACGCTAAACAAAGACCTTGACGGCGTTGTGGTTAAGGTTGGTGTACAAGCTAAAGACAAAGCTGTACGGCGAGGGAAAGGTGGAAGCATTCGTAACACAGACCAGCCGTTGGCTGTTATTGCAGCGATACATGAATTTGGGCTGGGCGATATGCCCCAACGTTCTTTCCTGCGTTCTGCGTATGATGAAAATTTGCCTATGATTGACAAAATGATTCAGCGTGTTGCCAATGGCGCTGTATTTGGACTAGGAACAAACGCTGCTCTTAATCAGTTGGGCAATGTTGTGCAAGGTATGGTTCAAAGAAAAATTGTCGACGGACCGTTTGTTCCGAACTCTTCTGCTACAATAAAGCGCAAAAAAAGCTCTAAACCATTAATCGATACCGGGCATCTGCGACAATCAATTCGCTATGTCATTGAAAGAAAAGGTGGTAATCATGAGTAGTTTTCGCAAGCTGATAACTGTCCTGCGTTACAACGGCAGTCCCGAACTGCTTGCCAACGGAACCTATATGTATCCTACACCACAAGAATTTAAAGTGTTAGCCAGTGTGCAGCCGCTTAAAGCTAATGAAATGATGTTACTTCCTGAAGGTAGCAGGACGGCTAGAGCGGTAAAAGTCTATACCGACAAGGAACTTTATGTTGATGACCAACGAACAAATACAATGGCTGACCGCTTTAAATGGCGTGAAAAGCTTTTTGAAGTAGTTGCCAGCGATATTTTTCAAAGTGATGTTATTAACCATTACCGTGCATATGCAGTAGAGGTGAGCGAATTTTGAAAGAAGCTAATACTCGTACTGACGTATTGAATTTTTTTATTTCAGTATTGCAAAAAATATATTATCCGATTCCGATTCGCAGAGCAAAAATGAAACCTCCGGCGGTGAGTGAACTAAACATTGTCGTTGACCTTCTGTCTGAACGCAGTATAGGTAACGAGGTTGTTTTTTTAGCTGAAACAGAACAGTACAGCAACGCAGGTATCATTGAAGCTACGTTAAACATACAAGCTCTCGGGGATGGTGCTTTTGAACTTCTGTCAAAGCTTAAACTTTATCTCGAAATGCCGGATATGATTAATTTGTATGATTCTGCAAATGTTGCTATAAACAGTGTTGAGCAAGTGCAAGACATTACAACCTCATTGGATGGCAGAACGTGGCAGGAACGAGCGTCGGTTGATTTGACTGTTTCATACTGCCGTGAGCTGCTTAACCAAGGGGCAGAATGGTTCAACAAATTAGAAATAAACGGCACTACGAATAACGGCAAGGATAACAACGAATATCCTGCTGACGGCGATACTATTGTAAAAGTTGAAATCATGGGAGAATTAGAAAATTAAGGAGATGAAAATATGGCAAATATCGACAGATTAGTCAATGTGCAGATTGCTTTGAACACCACAGGTATTTCATCCAATGGCTTTAATACACTTATGATTGTATCTGCACATGAGCACGCTGCTCCGGCGTATGTATTGACCATTACGGACGCTGACCAGCTTTTAGATTTAGGTTGGAATGCTGAGGATGCTGTGTATAAAGCTGCATTACAGGCTTTCAGCCAGATTCCGCATTATGAAAAGGTTAAAATCGGCAGAATGAACTCTGATAGCTCCGTTGCTGATAATATGAATAAGATTTGTGCTGCTGACAATGATTGGTATGGCTTGTGCTATGCTGACCGCACATCTGCCAAAATTATGGAAATGGCAGAATGGGTTGAAGCTCATACAAAACTGTATGGCACATCTGTTGCCGAAGCTGATGCATTGCAAGCTGGCGTTGCAACAGATACAGGCAGCAAACTGAAAGCGAAAAATTATTATCGCACTTTTATTTTTTATCATAAGGAAGCAGAAAAGGAATTTCCTGAAGCCGCTGTAATGTCCAGATGCTTTACTGTATATCCCGGTGGTGAAACATGGGCAAATAAAAAGCTTTCCGGCATTACAAACGATGATTTAACCGAAACAGAATATCTTGCATTGACTGCCAAAAACTACAACACCTTTGAAAACTTCTCGGAGAATGTCAGCATTACTCAAAATGGCAAGACTTGTGCTGGTGAATGGATTGACGTTATCCGTTTCCGTGACTGGCTCGTCGAAACTATTAAAACCGAAGAATTTGCAATGCTTATTAATCGTGAGAAATTGCCGTACACTGATGCTGGCATTGCGCTTGTCGAAGGTGTGCTGAACAAAGTGTTAAAGCTTGGTCAAGACCGTGGCGGTATCGCTCCGACTGAATATGATGATGGCAATAGAAATCTTGGCTACACCATTACAGTTCCTAAAGCTGCTAATATTAGCGCAAACAAGAAAGCACAAAGAGTTCTTGACGATGTAAGGTTTACCGCACGTCTTGCAGGTGCTATCCATGCTGTTAACATTAATGGTTCTTTGACTTACGAGAACCTTATTCAAAAGGCTTAAAGGAGGACAATTAAATGGCAAGAGTTAAAACATACGACCCGAAGAAAGTTAAGGTGCTGTTCGGCTCTCTTATCTTGACTGGCGTTGACGAAGGTACTTTTATTAATGTCGAAACGCAGGGTGACGGAATTTCCGCTATCGTTGGCTGTGACCAGGAAATTGTCCGCAGTATTGACCCGTCCTCTGTCTTAAAGCAAGTTACTATTACTCTGTTGCAGTCCAGCTCCAGCAATGCAGCATTAAGCTTGATTCAAGATGCAGACAATCAAAACGGCGCTGGCTTGCTGCCGTTAACTATTAAAGATTTGAGCGGTGACAGCGTTATGGTTAGTGATCAGGCATGGATTGTCAAGAAACCTAATTTCCAACGTGGTAAATCTGCTTCTGACGGAAAATGTGAGTGGGTTTTTATGGCTGTTGTTCCCGATGAAGCATTTTTAGTTGGCGGTCACAGCTAAGAGGTAAAAAATGAGACAAGCAAAGTTTGAAGTAAAGAACAGAAAAATCGGTGCGAACACCTTTTATGTTCGTGCTCTTCCGCCGTTGCAAGGCTTGAAACTGTATGGTGACTTACAGAAAGCTATTACTGCCGCTTTAAAAGGCGGCTTAACATCTAACGGCGAAACGGAAGATATGAAAGAAGTATTGTTAGGTGCTCAAATCAATATCGGTGCTATCCTTGCGCAGTTAGGTGAAAGCTTTAATGGTGAAGTGCTGGCACAGTTCTCTGAACGTCTGCTTAATGCTGAATATGTCAGCGTTAAGATTAAGGGCGAAGAAGAAGCTATTATGCTGACAGAAGATGTTATCAATGAGCTTTTTACTGGTAAGCTTGTTGAACTGCTTAAGCTTGAAAAATTTATTATTGAGGTAAATTTTGGAGATTTTTTCGCTTTAATTCCCAACCTCTCTGGAGTCCGCGAGATGTTGGTGAGCAAGTAGAAATTCCCGGCACCTTATCACCAACGCTAACCGCTGAATCTTTTATTTGGCGGCCAGTGTTGGCTAAGGTAGTTACTGTTACAGAAATAAAAGAAGGTACTGTTACATTAAGCGATTTATGTAAAATAAACGCTCTGCTTGATATGCAGAGTGATGTACAAAGATACTATCTTGACCACCCTAAAAAGAAAGGAGCTGATGCGCCGTGGACGTAAGAAGTTTAGCTATTGCGATTGGCTTTAAAGTAAATCACTCGAATGTTAAGCAAGTTGAGCAGACAACCAAAAAAGTTAAAACAGGACTTGAACGTGTTGTCGATTCTGCAGATAAAGCTGGTAATAAAGTAGATAGTTTATTCTCGAAGCTGCGTAATCTGGCTATGTTCGCTGGCGTTTCACTAACTCTTGGAAGTATCGTTAAAACGATTGACGAATGGAAGGTTATTGAAGGTCAGGTAAACAACGTAACCAAAAGCCAGCAGGAATCCAAAGCTGTTCAGAAAGAAATTTACAACATTGCCAGCCGTACTCGTCAGCAATATAAATCTACAGCTGAGCTTTATACGTCTGTTGCACGTAATGCGCAGGAGCTGAAGAAAAGCACTAAAGATATTCTGCTGTTTACCGAGGATGTTTCAAACGCAATGTTGCTCGGTGGCGGTGATGCTTCATCTCAGCAAGCCGCGCTTGTGCAGTTAGGACAGGCCTTGGGTTCTGGTACATTGCGTGGTGATGAATTAAACTCTATCCTGGAGCAGGCACCTAGACTTGCAAAAGCTATTGCCGAAGGCATGGGCACTACAATCGGACAGTTAAGGCAGATGGGCAGTGAAGGCAAATTAACTGCACAGGATGTTTTTAATGCTATTCGCGGACAATCTGACCGCTTAAAAATGGAGTTAGGTAAAATGCCTTGGACAGTTGGCCAGGCAACAAACAAGATGCAAAATGCGCTTGGAAAGTTTTTCAAAGAATTTGAGGATAAGACGGGCATAGTTGATGGCATAGCGAAACGCATGGCAAAATTTGCAGACTACATCGAGAATATTAATCTTGATAACTTTATTTCTGGTTTGCAAATTGCAGCGATTTATGCAGGAATTCTTTTCGGCATGGCAAAATGGAGCAGTTTTGTAATGATGATTTCAACTGCTGTGAAATGGATTGTTGCTGTGCGTGATGCTTTAATATTGGCTACTGGAGCGCAAATAGTATTTAACAGCCAAACGCGAAAAGGTGCAGCTATTCAAATGCTTATATTGGGCAAATTCTTGCTGATTGCGGCAGCGATTGCGTTCGTTATCCTCCTTATACAAGATTTTTATAAGTGGGTAACTGACCCGAAGGCAGACACCATGATGAAACGCTGGTTTGGAGATTTTGAACCTATAAAAAATAAATTCATAGACTTTAAAGACAGTGTTATTCAATGGTTTAGCGATATTGGAACAGCTATCGCTTTTGTGCCTAAGCTTATCTATGAGTTATTTAAATTGGCGTTTGAAGGCATTTGGAGTTTAACTTCTTGGCTGTGGGAAGGAATAGGCAATGCTTTTGTTTCCGGACTTGCTGCAATAGGCTATGTTATAGCTGGAGTTATTATGCTGTTTGTTAACGCTTTCAAGTTTATACAAGATAGTTTGACAGTTTTGGCCACATTCTTTGCTGATACTATAAATTCGGGATGGCAGCTAATAACCGGCTTCTTTGACAATATGATTAAATGGGTAAAAGACGCTATTAAGTGGGTTGACAACTTAATCAGCAAGCTGAACATCATGCAAGGCGTGAAAGATTTTGTGAACAGCAATATTATTGACCCTATTTCTAATTTTGGCAGCACTGCCGTAAACCGCTTGTTAGGCAATCCGACTACTACAAACACTTCATCTAGTATTTCCAATAGTGGGAACACGACGAATTATATCCAAGTTACAACTGCTAGCACTTCCCCGGAAGCAACAGCAGCTGCGGTAGGCAATGTTGTTAGTCGCAATAACGGCTTGCCAGTTGCTAACTACTTTCCTTTAAGCGAGGTATAGTAATATGCTTGCAGACATTTTAGGATACAACATTAAAAATCCTACGCAGGTTGGTTCTCTTAAGGTTGATATAGTAAAATCTTTTGAATACACCTATGATCAGGATGTAACAGGACACCCGGTAGAAACAGGTTTTGAAATTGCGGACCATATTGTCAACAAGCCTTTAAAGCTGACAATGACTGTCGGTATTTCATCTACTCCTGTAACGTGGTTCTATAAGAATGGGTGGGGAGAAAAGAAATTTGCTAACGGTTTGCAGCTTTTAGAGGAAATTAGAGATAAGAAGGAGCCTGTAACTATCATTCGTCCCGAGAAGAAGTATGACAACATGGTTATGACTTCTTGCCGAGTGAGCAAACAGGATTCGTCGAAAAGCATTATTTATGCTGACTTAGCTTTTCAGCAGATTGTTAAAGTAACTACGCAGACAACGGCAATTCCCGAAAACGTTGTAACAGCGTCGCAGGAGGAAAACGCAGGAGAAACGGCTGCAAACGCAGGCGCAGGAAAAACATCTTCTGTTGACGTTGGTGGTAGTTCGTTAGACGTTCCTAGCGATAGTGGCTTAGATTTAGGCCGCACTAGTGAAACCGCAACTAATAAGAGCCCTCTTGCTAGCTTAGTTGACGGCGTTAAAAGCGGACTAGGCTTGCTGTTTTAGGAGGATACCATGTTTACGATTAATTTTGCCGATGGTAACGATGTTGTTTTCAGCGTTCCTTTTGACGGCAAGAAATATAAAGTAAGAATGTGCTGGAACCATGAAGGGCAATTTTGGGCATTGCACCTTTGGGACGCTAACAACAATATAATTCTTGCTAACGCTTGCGTTGTGCCGAAATTTCCCTTGCTAATAAACCATCACAAAAGTAATGCTCCGAGGGGAGAATTACTTGTCTTAACGGACAAAGAAAGTGTAGGCAGAGATGATTTTCAAAACGGAGCAGCGACACTCGTGTATTGCACGGAAGATGAATTTTATGGAGGTTAGCTATGGCACAATTTGACCGCATCTATAAAATTACTCTAGGCGTACAAGGTTCTGACGGCGTGGTTATTGAAGCGAAGGCGAAAGAACAGGGGTTAGAAATTGAATTTGACATTGCAAAAAGTCTTGCTAAGCAAAGCAATTCCTGTTCACTGAAAATTTATAACTTGTCAAAAGCGACAGCCGATAAATTGGAAAGAGCAGATACAATCTGCATCCTTGAAGTGGGGTACAGCGAGGACGCTGGATTAAAGAGAATTTTCATCGGCTGGGTAACTGACTGTTATTCCTACATGAGCGGTTCTGACAAGGTTACGGAGATGAAGCTTTATGATGGACACGTTGCTATTCGTGATAGCATCGTGTCTTTGTCTTATGCTAAAGATGTTAGCAGGAAGAAAGCTATTGACGATGTTGCAGCAGATATGGGACTTGTAGTAACGTATGCTGATGATTGCGAATTTGCGACGTTTGCCAATGGCTTTTCTTTTGTCGGTGCAGGACGTGAGTGCCTTGATAAAGTGTGCGCTGGCACTGAGTTGGAATGGAGTATTCAAAACAACACTTTGCAGATTATTAAGCAAGGCGGTAATACCAACGTGCAAGCTATTAAGCTTACTCCCGAAAGCGGATTAATTGGTTTTGTTGAAAAACTTCTTAAAGGTACGACAAAAGCAGCAAAACAAACAACAAGCAAAAAGACTACCCAACCTAAAAGGGATAAAAAAGCAGGC